GACTACTTGCATCTTTGCGCCTTGCGTTGTGGTGAGGGCGGAAAAGATCGCGCTAAAGGCCGCATAGACCGCCGACGCTACCGCCGCAGCATCGCCGCTAATCTTGCCCGCCGCGAATAGATACACCACCGCCGACAGGATGGTTTTTTCCACAAGCGCGCTAATCGGGCCTGAGAACATATTCAACAGCGCTAAGATCGCGGTCATTTATTTTCCTTTCCTGCCCTATAGGCATTGACAGCCTAGGCTTTAATCTCCTAACTGGCCCTAGCGCAATCAAGCGCTAAGGGGACAAACCGATGCTTATGAGAATGGCTATCGTCACCAAATATCTGCCGTTGACTAACACCAAACCGTCGCGCGTTAAGGCAATCTCTGAAAACGGTTCGATCACGTTGTCATGGGACAACGCCTTAAATTCGACTGGCAATCACTCCGCCGCAGCAAAGGCACTTGCCGAAAAATTCGGCTGGTCTGGCGCTTGGTATGCCGGATCGATCAACAGCGGCGGATATGTTTTTGTTTGCGTCGATAGCCGCGCGGACGATGGCCTGCCGGTATTTGAGACGGCGCGCGCCAATGTTTGATAGCAACGCAATGCAGGAACTCGCGCATCTAAAGGCGCGACGCTATGCGGCTAACGGTGGTGGTGGTGGTTTCAAGGTCGCCACTTCGACCAAGGCTTACTATTCCGCGCGCGGCTATGACGATATGACGCCATTCCAGCAAGCGACATACCGCGCGCGCGAGGCTTTCAAATGGGCCTGCGACCATGCCCGCGCTGAATTGGCCTATGCGCCGACAGCGCTTGCACTGGCGCAGTGCGAACAACGGGACGCGGCGCGCTATGCCCTCGCAACCATCCCGTTTTGAGGGTTGCGAGCCTCGCCTAGGCGAGGCCTTGCAACGCAAGGCCGATGCCCCGATCAAACCGGGGACCGCGCAAGCGCCTTGCGACATCGGCCTATTCGGCGAACGGCAAAAGCAAATCGACCTATTTGATGATTTGTTCCGCGAATGCTTCAAACCAAAGAACCCGGCTTAGGCCGGGTTTTTCTTTGCCTGCATCTTGACAGCCTAGGCTTTTACTTCCTAAAAGTCTGCCGTAGACTTTTCCAGTAGACTTTTCCAACAGGGGACAAACCGCGATGAAAACCTACCGCTTAGGCTCTAACGAAATGGTCAGCGCGCCCGGCATGGTCGCTTGGGCGATCAATGGCGCGCACTTTGAAAAGGATCGCGCCCAAATGATCCGCGTCATTACCGATGGTTGGCACCTTCCAGAGGCTGCGGCGCGCGCGCTGGTTACTGGCAAGGTGCCGTAGACTTTTTGTTCTTCGCCACCGTGATCTTATTGTTTGGATTTTTTGGCCCGGTGATCATCCGATGAAACCGCTAATCGCCTACCGTAGACTTTCCAAAGAGCGCAAGGCCAAACCGGGTGCAGCACTGCGCCCGGTGTTGGGCCTTGAGGCGCAACAGTTCGCCATCGATCACTTTTGCAGCGTCGAAGGTTATGAAGTGGTCGGCGAGTTTTCGGAGATCGAAACCGGCAAAGGCTTTGATGCGCTGGAACGCCGCCCGGAATTGGCGAAGGCCCTTGCTGCCGCCAAGAAACTGAAATGCCCGGTGATCGTCCACAAGCTTGATAGACTTTCGCGCGATGTCGCATTCATTGCGGGATTGATGACCCAGCGCGTGCCGTTCATCGTCGCCGAGCTAGGGCCTAACGTAGACCCTTTCATGCTGCACATTTACGCCGCTGTCGCCGAGAAAGAGCGGCGCATGATCGGAGACCGGACAAAGCTTGCACTGGCAGCGGCGAAGGCTGGCGGGACTAAATTGGGAAGCCCGACAAGCCCGGCGCTACTCAAAGCGCGCGCTGATGACTTCGCCGAAACGATGCGCGCGCATGTCGCGCCCGTCATCAATCTGTCGCTCACCCGGATTGCCGGGTACCTCAACGGCCAGAACATCGCCACGCCAACCGGTGGCGAATGGCAGTCCGAAACCGTCCGTAGACTTTTGAACCGACTGAAAGGAATTCCAGCATGAAAGCCACCACCCGACCGCGCACCGTCGAATTTTTTGGTAAGCCCGTGACTGTTCACGAAACGCTCTGCCAATGGTTCGCGCTTTGCGACAATCCGGCTGTCACCACCATGGGACACCCAGTCCTGAAAGAAGTCCCGATCTGTCAGCGTTGCGCCGACAAGATCAACGGCCTCAAGAAAGCGAGCCATGAAAAAGGCTAAGAAGAAAGCCGCCGCGCCGGTTGAAAAATTGCGCTTCCCCGAAACCGCTGCGCCGATGTCTGGCGTAGACTTTTCCAATGCCCTCGACAAACTTGGCATCGGTCAATCCGCCTTCGCCCGGCTGATCGGGATCAGCGGTCGCGCGGTGCGCTCCTACATCGCCGAGGTCAACCCGGTACCGATGTCGATTGGCTTTCTGGTGCGGCTGATGATCAAGACCGGGACGCGCCCGGAAGATTTGAAAATCTGAAACGCAAAGGCCCGGCAGGGGACAAACCGCACCGGGCCTTTCGTTCCTATCGGATGTCGCGGCATCGATCCGGGGCGACCGGGACCAACTAGGCGAGCATCGTAAGAATAACGAATTTAGGTAACAAATCGCCCCTATTGTCAATTGCCCTTGGCGAGATCATCCCAGATTTTTGCCAGCCGATATCCGGCATCACTCAGAATTTGCTTCACAATTTCCCGACCACGGAACGGGGATCGATATCCTAACGACAGCGCCACTTGGCTGATCGGGGTGTCGAAACAGGCAATATTATCAGCGACATAAGCAGGCCTGCGGCCTAGTTCCTCATGCGCCCGCCAGTAGATCGCGCGGTGATCGCACTGGCGTTCCGTCTTGGCGAGGCCGTTCATGGTGCTGGGATCGAAGGCCAGTATCCGATTGAGATCGACCGATCCCAGATGCCCCTGCAACCCGCCAGCGAGCCAGTGCAGAGCGTATTTTTTGAGAGCCGAGTGTTCGGCGGGGGAAATAAACGAACGCATCAGCGCCTTCCCCAGCGCGTCGTCCAGCATGTTGATGCGGCGGGTGGACCGCGAGCGGCCCGTGATCGTGAAAAATTCACCGGCTTGGCGGATGCGTTCCGCTGTCGGTCCTGCGCTGTCGTCTGGTGTGTGAAGCATTCGGCCTTGGCCTCCCGAATGGCGGTATCAGTGAGCGCGCCGCGCTGCATCGTCAAGCGCCCATTGGAAGCCCTCGCGCGCAGCAACAGAGAAGGTAGAAGTTAAGAAAATCACTATGTGATTGTGATTGGTACAGCAAAAGGGGTAGCAAACCGCCCAGCAAACGCACAGCATTTGCTTGGGAAAAATGCAGTGAAATCAATCAACGTCGCTTGAAACGGTTGATCGATGAAATCACGCCACCCTTTGCCCCTGCGGCAACTCTCGATGCCCTGATCTCCGCGTGGCGCAACAGTTCCGCGTCCACTCTTTTGTGCTTCCAGCCGTCATGAAACAGCGCCTGTATGGTCGGGCGCTGGTGCTTCCAAGCCTTGAGCGACAGGCCGGTGATGTTCGCTAGTTGCCGGTCATCGTCGGGCAGGCCGCCGCGCTTCCAGTAAGCAAACAGCAGCAGGCAATATGCGCCGTGTTGCAGCGTCGAAAGGTGTGCTGTGTCGCCAAGATAGTCAGCGACATAGAAAGGCATCCATGGGCGCGCAGCCACGTATATTTTCGGATTTTGCTTTTCTTCTTTGCCTTGCTGGTGACGGTGTTGCTCAACGAAAGAGTTTTTGCCGCAAAAGCATCCAGCACCGGCTGCGGATTGCTATCGACTTGCGCAAGCTCAACCTCATGATCTGAGCCGTATTCGGTGCCCATGATTGACCAGCGGCGTTTCATACCTTTTGTCCCCGATCCTTCATTGCGGCGATCACCGGATCATCGTCGGGGTTGGCTTGGTAGTTCATCGCCAGCGCGAACGGGTTGATGCCGTAGGAGGCCCAGAATTCCAGTTCGTTCATGGTGTGCTGTTCTTTGTGATGCCGCCCGCACAGCGGCAGCGCCCATTTGTCAGAAGACTTTTCAGCCATCCCGGTTGGCGACTTGTCATCACCAATCGAACCGACGCG